GGCGAGAACGCGCCCACGCGCGGCCGTCCGCGTTGTGCCGTGTAGAGCTCTGACTTCGCGCCGTACGCTTCAGCGAACATCGTCGACTTCAGGTTGTTGAGGAAGAGCCAGGACTTGTTGTCGACGTCGCACATGGCGGCGAGCTTCTGGTTCCCCGTCGCAGTGTCGACGATGCTGATGACGTAGTAGCCGCGGAGCGTGCCTGCGGCGACGACCCATGTGGACGCGTAGTTGGCGAAGAGGTCAGACCAAAGCTGCTGCTGCCCGCCAAGCTGGATCAGGTTCGCGATGGCCGCGCCGTCGCTGATGTGGACGCCGTTCGAGTTGGCCCAGATCGCCTTGTCGCCGTGGACGACGATCGACCGCGCGTCGACGCAGCCTTCCTCGAAGATCGGCTCGCGCACCATGTCTCCACCCGGCGGCGGCGTGTCGCCGCGGATCCGCTCGGTGAGGCCGTCCGACCAGACGAGGATCGCGTTACGCAGAGGAGCCGCGCCGCGGATCGGGTTCGTCATGTCGATGTAGCCGGTGGTCGTATTCCAAAGGGCCGCGTTGAGGATGTCCGACGGCCAGAGGCGGTTCGGGTTCGCGGCCGAGCCGCCGAGGTAGAACCGACCCTTGTAGGTGAAGCCGTAGACCCCGCCGGGCGGTGTGCCTCCGAGGTTCGATGGGGCCGCGCTGCCGTCGTACTTCATCGGCGTCGCGCCGGGGATCAGAAGCTGGTTGTTGAAGAAGACCGGACGCTGAATGGGGATCGCCGCCGCGCCCTTGTCGGTCGCGCTCGAGCTCGAGGCGATCGTCCAGAGGTGGCCGTCGTTCGTGATCGCGACAAGCTGGGCGCCGGCCGAGAACGGGGCGTACGCCACGACGGGCGCGTGCGTGTTGGAGCCGAGCGCCGGGGAGGCGTCGACCCAGCCGCCGCGCTTCGCGAGCGGGGCGCCTTCGTAGTTCGGCAGGAAGTCCGTCATGCTCCAGACGGCAGCGCGTGGTACGAGGTGGCGCGCGAGGTCGGTGATCGACCCCCTGCTGTAGTCAGACTGGAGGAGCTTCGGCTCGGCCATCTACCAGCCCACGTCCGTGCCAGGCTTCGGCGGAATCCACCGACGCTTCCCACCTGGACGCGCGGGGCCCCAGCCGTTGTCGAGGAGGTTGCGGCGCTTCTTCGCCTTGCGGATGCCGACCTCCCAGTTCTTCTGGTAGAGCTCGCCGATCTTGGAGCTCGTGTCGTCGTCCCAGTCCGCGGCCTTCCACGAGACGTACTCCTCGCAGATGGGGTGGTCGGGGAGGACGACGCCGGCGAGCGTGAGATCGTCGGTGTTCGCGAGCGCGGCCGGCGTGGGCACGTAGAGGAGGTGCATCGTCTCGGTGCCGTCCGGCGTCGGGTAGACGCGGATGAGATCCATGCCGAGGAGCTCGTACGCGCGGGGATGGTCGCCGGTGTACGAGTACTGGCGCTTGCGGAGCATGTCGGAGGAACTGATCTGCTCGAGCTCGGCGTACTGGCCGGTGGCCGGCACGACCCAGATCTTCGAGAGCGCGAGGATGTTCGCGATGGGGAGCAGGTAGTCGGTGACGTTGGCCGTCATCGTCATCACGCCCTCGCGCACGATCGCCTTCGTCTCGACGAGGTACTGCTCCACGGCTTCGTCGACCCATCCCTCGAGGAGCGTGAGCTCGGCGGAGCCGGACATGCCGATCTTGCTTGCGACGCGGTCGCGCATGGCGCCTTTGGTCATGAGTTGGGATCTCCTAGGGTCAGTGAGCGTGGGGTCGCGTTGGCTAGCGTCAGGGCGGCGGGGCTTGCGGCGGCGGGGCCGACGACGCCCGAAGCGAAGTCGTCGATGGAGACGGAGGAGTCGTTCTGCGACAGGAAGCCGAGGTAGCCGGGGCCGACCACGGAGCCGTCCGTCACGCGGTTGAGCTCGACGCCGTTCTTGAGCGCGATGATCTGGTTGCCGACGCACCGAAGCGTCATCTTGTCGCCCGCGTGGAATACGCCGCCGGCGACCGCCAGGAAGATCCGCGAGCCCGCGACGTGCTTCGAGATGTACGAGTTGCCGGCGTCGCACTCGAGCTCGTACTGGGAGTGGGTAGCCGTACCGGGGTTCTGCATCCGGGCGTAGATCCGGAAGGCGCCGCCGACGGGCATGGTCGCGATGGTCACCGTGATTTCCTGGTCGGCCGGGAAGAGGGTCTTGTACCAGACGGCGCTGAAGTTGCCGCTCGGGACGGCCTTGTTGCCAGCCACGTTCCAGACCGTGTACCCGGCGGCGTCCGGGTCGAGGGCGTAGCGCACGTACGGCGTGCCGTAGGCGAGCGAGTCACAGCCCCAGAGGAGCACCGAGGAGTCTGGGATGAGGTACGGGTCGGGGTTCGTGTTGCCGAACTGGTGGATGTAGAACGCTTCTGCGTTGTCGATGATCCCCGTGCCGGCGAGTACCCAGTGGTAGTCGCTCGCGATCGAGCGGTTCGCGCCGGGGGAGTTGCCGAGGTCGAGCGTGCCGGCCAGGACGGGGATCGACTGCGGCGTCGATGCCGCCCAGACGAACGCGCCGCCGTTGACGCTGATGCCGATCTTGTCCGCGCGCCAGGCCGCGACGATCGTGACGTCGTCGCCGGCGGCGAAGGACTGCACGGCCGAGTCAGCCTCAGCCGATCCGAGCGGGCTGTCCCGGTACATATACCACTTCTTCGCGCTCGTGTCGTACGCGGCCTGGAGGTCGCCGTTCGCACCGTCCGCCCACTCGAAGAGGCGGGGAGCAGCGACGCCGCCGTTCCAGGCGAATCCCATCCGTACGCGGAAGGCCATCCAGCCCTGCGTCTCGTCGAGCAGGGTGTTCGGCGCCTGGATCCGATCGCTCGAGTCTAGCTGACACCGGCCGGCCGTGAACGTCGGGGAGCCCGACGACGTGAGCGCAGGGATCAGCGAGTCGTTGGGGCGCGTGAAGGCGTCGAGGACGTTCGGGCTACCTAGTGACGTTGGCACGACCGGAGTTAGGGGTATCGTTTCACCGCCTCGATTAGGGACATCACGCGGGCGGCGCCGGCCGAGATCAGCACGAGGCCCTTCTTGTACTTGCCACTGAGGGTGGCCGTGATCGCGATCGAGGCCGTGACCGTCTTGCCCCAGACCTTACCGCGGAGGAGCGAGGCCGTGACCGCGACGTTCGCGACCAGCGCCTTCGGGATCCCGCGGATGACGATGCCGGTCGCAGTGACCGAGGCCGTCAGCTTCGTGCTGATCACGCGCGCGATGCTCGCGGTCGCGGTGACCGTAGCCACCACGTTCTTGCTCACCGCTCGAGACACGCTCGCGGTCGCGTTGACCGAGGCCGTCAGCGTCTTGTTGAAGGTCGTTCCACTGAAGGGGAAGTAGACCCAGGCCATGCCGCCGACGGCGAACACCGACGCCTTGACGGTCTTCGCTACGGTCTTTACTACTGTTGCAGTAGCGGTGACCGGCGCGGAGAGGATCTTATTCGCCACTCGAGTCATCGAGGCCGTAGAGGAAATAGGCGCCGAGAGCAGCTTGTTGACGGTCTTCTTGAGCGTTGCCGTGATCGCGACGTTCGCGACCATCGCGCGCCCGAAGGTGATGGCGCGCCCGATCGTCGCCGTGATCGCGACCGGCGCGGACAGCGCCTTGCCGACCGCCTTATTCACCGAAGCGGTGATATTCACCGGCGCGGTGAAGAACTTGCTGACCGTCTTCGCGAGCGCCGCCGTCGAGGTGACTGTTGCCTGCACAGGCTTGTTGACCACCTTGGTCACCACGGCCGATGCGGCAACATTCGCGACGAGGCTCTGCACCTTGACCTTCAGCGCGGTCACTGCAGCCGTCGCCGTCACCGGCGCCGAGAGCAGCTTGCCCACGCTTTTCGAGACAGCAGCCGACGCGGCGACCGGCGCGCTCATCAGCTTCTGAGCGGCTTTCGAGACAGATCCGGTCGAGGTTACGTTGGCGACGACGTTCTTGCCGACGCTCTTCAGGAGCACACCGCCGGCGGCAATCGCGGCGGAGAGCGCCTGGTTGAAAGTGTTCGCGCTGACAGGCGCAGACTGCAGCGGCGGCGGCGTCCAGAGCTTCTGCTGGACAGGAGTCCAGAGGAGCCCTGGGATGAAGACCTGATTCGGCGCCACCTTGTTGTAGCTCGGCTCGTCCGAGATCCAGACGTCGTCGAAGACGAAGTTGTCGTTGAGCGTCGACGAGAAGTTGTTCGTCGTCGCACCGAACTGGACGTGGTTACAGTAAGCGCCGGTTCCGAGCACCGAGCCATTGAACCAGGCATCCGCCGCGAGGCGCGCGCCGGTGCTCGCGTTGTATACCCAAGCCCGCCCGTACGCGCTTGTCGCGTCGAAGAAGACGTCGAACATGCAGCGGTAGAGCGTGTTGGCGGATAGGCCGGAGCTCGCTGTGCCAAGGGCCGCGTCGCTCGAGTTGCGGAACTGGAGATTGCCTCCACCAGAGGCAACACCGAGCCACCCAAGGGCGGTCGCGGCGCCGTTGATGAACTTGACGAACCGAATGGTGGACGGCGGGATGACGTTGAACCAGAGCGAGAACCCGCCATACAGGCGCCGGATCGGGTTGCCGATCACGCTGTTCGACCAGCCGAGGTACGTGGCCGCTGTGACCACGGCCGGGTTTAGCTGAACCTTGTAGCCGTTCAGGCCCGTGAGCGGGTGGGCGTTGTCGAACGTCAGGGTCATGTTCGTGCCGATGACCACCTCGTCGAAGGCGGTATCGCGGCCCGACGCGTTGTTGCCCGTGGTGACTGTGGTGCCCGAAGACTGAGCCTCGGCCTGGTTGATCAGAAACATCTAGACGTCCGGCCCTGTGTATCCGAAGTAGTCGACCAGGGCGTCCTGAATGTTGGCCCGCCCGTGCGCGATGATCGGTTCGCGGAGGTCGATGGAGAACCGACCGAAGTCAGTCCCGCCGCCGTTGACGCCGCTGAAGAGGTGCCCCACGAAGTACTGAGCCGTCGCCGGGTTCACCTCGGCCGACTGATTGTCGACCGAGGCGTACGCGGAGAAGGTGACGCTTTTCACTAGACGCTGCCCAAGCTGGGCCCCGCCGCCAGTGAGGTTGACCGTCTGGGGCATGGGCGCCCCTACGTCAGCGCGTTGACTTGGAAGTCGTGAACTGCCACCGTCTCGACGGTGGAGCCCGACCGCTTCATCTGCACCGTGAGGGTCGAGGACTGCGTCGTGTCGAAGGACGCGTTGGCCGCGGCGTTGGAAGGCACGAAGATCGGGGTGTTCGCAGCAGCGATCACGCCGAAGGTCGGGTCGACCCAGAGCAGGCCCTTGCCGAAGAGGTTCGCGGCGGTGCCGATAGCCGCTCGAGCTTCGACGGTGAAGTCCGCGAAGAACGAAGCCGCCGTCTTGGAGGCCACGAGCGCGGTAGCCACCGACGTCGCCAGGATCGTTCCGCCGGCGTCGGTCGGGGTGCCGTTCTGGAGCCGGAGCTCGACGGTCAGGTTGCCCGGCGTCGCGGCGGTCGTGAGCTTGCCGAAGACGCGGAGGTGTACCTTCTTGCCGAGATCCCAGTAGCCAGGGTTGAACTGGAGCGAGCTACCGATGAGCACCGTCGAGATCGGGATGATCGAGATCGACGTGGCCGCGAGGTTGAGCGCGGCGTAGTCGGCCGTCTGCGCGAACGGCCTCCGCGTCTCGTGGTAGAACTGACCCTCGCCGGCGTTCAGCGGCCCATCGAGGCCCTCGAGCCGCTCGCCCCACAGGGCCTCCTCCCGCGCTTGGAGTTCGCGCAGGTCGGGCCAGGGGTCGTACGGGTTGTCGCCGAGCGGGGCTGCCATCCGCTCCATGTCTCGGAGGCTCATCAGATCCACTCCACTTCGAGCTCGCCGGGGAAGTCGACGACGATGCCGTTGGACGAGCCGATCATCTCGTCGTCCTCGAGCATGCCCTCGACGTGCTCCCGCGCCTTGTCGGGGTCGGGATCCTCGCCGGGGATGGGGTTGCCCACGTCGATCACGCGCGAGTGATCGCCGCCCAGGAGCCCGTTCTCGTCGGGCTCCTCGAGGATCTTCTTGTCTACGTAGAACCGGAGAAGGTTCGCCATGCTAGTTGGCGAATACGGTATCGCAGGTGAAGGCGATGGCGTCGCCGATCGCGAGGCCGATGCCGGTGAAGTCGCCCTTCAGGTAGAGCGTGCCGCCAGAGGCAGCGTCGAAGAGTCCGGCGTTCGTGACTGTGCCGGCGCCCGTCGCCGTGCGCGTGCCCGTCACTCGGTACGTGTCGTTCGTCTTGGTGTTGGTCGCGCGCGCCTCAGTGCCGACCGTGTGGTCGGTGCCGGCGGACGTCGTGAGGTCGACCAGCTTCTCAGTGAAGAGGGTCGTGTCCGTCTTCGCGGCCGTACCAGCGCCAGTGCCCCACCCGATGTTCTTCGGGGCGGTGCCGGCCTGGATGATCCTGTTGGTGAGGATGGCGAGCCCGCCGTCCACTACGAATGTCGCCATTAGACGTTTCCTTTCTGCAGAACCGACTTCCAGTTGACTTGCCAGGTGTGGACGGGGGCGTCCGCCGGGAAGTCGTTCCCCGTGCGCTTCGCCCATGCCCTGCCGAGTCGGTTCCAACGGAGGATCGCAAGAGCCCCCTGAATCCGCTCGAGTTTCGATCCACCTCCTACGAGGGCCGTGATCGACTCGCCGTCCCGCGTCATGGTGACGTAGACCTTCCGCTCGACGACGGCCGGCGCGCTCGCGTGCGGGCCTTCAGTCTCGACCGGGATGTTCTGTGCGGGGGCTTCGTAGTTCAACGGTTATCCCTCCTCGAGCGCCGCGACTCGCGCGCGCGCCCTCGTCGTTTTCTCTTGCGTCGGGGAAGCTCTTGCATCCCCTGCTGTCCGCAGCGCCGGGGCACTACGGCACCCAGATCTGCGGCTTGCGCTTCAGGACGTTGTTCTTGTCCTTCAGCCACTCCTCCCGCTCGACCGCCTCCGTGGCGATGGCGAGCTCGTCGTCGATCGACGTCGTCGGGCCGACGCGGACGTTGCCCTCGAACTCCTTGCCGAAGTCCTCAAGCTGCCGCGCCCGCATCGCGTAGCCGCAGAGGTAGCAGTTCACGGGGAACGGCGCCCCGTGATCTACCTGCGACTCGCCACAGCGGATGCAGCAGTAGCCGGTGCGGATGCGCTCGACATCCTCCTCCTCGAAGATGAGGAGGACGTGCCGGCGCACCTCGCCGTCGGCTCGGACGAGGACGTTGTTCGTGTCGTCCTCGACCTCTACTGGGACTGCCGGCCTACGTGGGTCGCCCGCCATGCTAGGAGGCGTCGATCGTGACCGGCTGCTCGACCTGCTCGAGGTTCTGCACGCTGCGCGCGATGAGCTCGGCGATCAGACTCTCGCGATTCTGATTCTCGCGCTCGTACGCGACCGCCATCTCGTAGTCGATCTGGATGCCGGCGTCGATGGCCTGCAGGACGTTCTCCTCGGTCATGAGGTCGTAGCCTGCGAAGGGCTCCGAGTGGAGCACCTCGACAAAGTTCATGCCGTTCTCCGGTGAGTTGCGGAGGGTTTCGATGACCATGTCCTTCTCGTCCTGTGACCACTGCTGGACGCGACCAGTCTCCTCCGTGTCGAACACCCCCATCTGTGACCGGGGGTCGATCTCACCGCCGTCGATGCTGTCCTCGGGCATGCCGTGCGGACGGAGCATCTTCAGTCCGTACTCGACGTCGTAGTCCGTGCGACCGTCCTCGCTGAACTGCGCGAACAGAGGCCGCGTCAGGACGCGTCTGCCGAACTGGGTGGGCTCGCTGACTTCCCCACGAACACCGTGGGCGTACCTGCGGCCGAAGCTGACGAAACGGGCCAAGCGTATCACTCTCCTGGGTAGGGTGATGGGGGCCAGCAGCAGCCAGCCCCCACCAACTTGGGTCTACGGCGAGACGATGCCGTACGCCCACGCGTGCGCTGACTCGACGGACATCTCGAGAGACGTCTCGGTCAGGTACTCGTGGACGACGCGGTCTTCACCGTTCCCCTGTCGGTTCCGCAGCAGCGAAGTGCCGCGGCCCCGCAGAGGGCGCTTCTTGATGAAGCGCCGGTCGAGCACGACGAGGAGCGACCCGATTTCGGTCGTGTCCGCGAAGTTGCCCCACTCGCGCTTCAGGACGACCGGGATCCGGTCGCCGAACGACCCCGACACGTAGCCGGAAACCCTGATGCCGAGCGTGGCGTCCATGCCACCGCCGGCCTCGTTGGGAGCCCAGGTCTTCGTGTAGAGTGCCGACAGCGCTGACACGACGAGCGGCGAGGCGAAGATCACCTTGTCGCGGGAGCCCTTCTGGAGGGCGCCGCGGATGATCGTGCCAAGGTTCGCTGCGGTCAGCGTACCGACGGCTGCGGTCTTGTTCGTGACGATGAAGTCACGAAGGCCACCGCACGTTCCGATCGAGTTCGGCGAAGCGGCCGTGAACGAACGAGCACCGAAGAAGAAGGTGTTCTCGAGCGACCGCTTGTGCTCGACTGCCTTCTTCGCGATCTCGTTCATCGGGTCGCCAGGGCCGTACGTCTCGATCTCGACGTCCGTCCCAGAGAAGCCGAACGGGTTGCGGAAGATCTGCGTGTAGTTGAAGCCCAGCACACGGTTCGTGACCTTCAGCGTCCCGATGTCGGCAGCCTGCGCCGAAGCGTTACCGACGATGAGCAGCGGCTGACCGGACGTGCCGGTACCCGCGGCCACAACGCCGCCGATCGCGCGGGTCACGGTGAGGTTGTCACCGGCGACCGCAGTCACCAGCATCATCTCAGCGTTCGCCACGTTCCGGACGAGGTCGCCGGCTCGGAAGTACGCACCCTCACCAGTCGCGACGGGCACCGTGGTGGCTACGTTCGAGTAGCCGGCCGCGGCGACCGAGGACTTGTTCGGGAAGTACTGATCCTCGAGCCAGTTGACCTTCTCGCGCGATGCCGATTGCGTCGGCAGCTTGTCGAGAAGAGTCGAGAACTGCGACTCGTCCTGGTCGAGCATTTTGAACTCGTTCGACATGTCGACGACCTTCTCTTCAGGAAGGACTGCCTCCGTGTCGATGGTTCCTGTCTTGACTGCGACAGCCATGTCGCTTCTCCTTGTGGATTCGAGTTACGTTACGGAATCCGCGCAGGAGGGGTATCTGCGGGCTACGACTGTTCGTCGTCAGTCCACAGGCCCTGTTCTCGCAGCTTGTCTGCAAACGCGCCGCGGAACTCATCAGCTTTGGTGGGCTGATCTCCGGTCGCCGCGGAGGCGCCGGAAGATGACACGACGGCGGCTGCCGCGCGTGCCTGTCGTGCTTCGTCCGAGACTCTCACTTGGACTTGCCGCACCGCTGCCGAGGTGTCGGACGCTACCGTCCGGCTCTTGGCGATGAGGTAGAGGTCTTCGAGAGCAGCCACCCTATCTGCAGGTGACCCGGACTCGAGCACACTCCGAAGGAGCGGACGCTCCCTCGAGACTTCGTCGATGGCGGGGAGGGTGGACTCGAGGTCAGGGTAGCGCGCTACCAGGCCACTCATGGCCTGCACGAACTCCTGCTCGGTGTTCACCTGCGGTTGAGCCTGAGCCAGGCGCTCCTCGAACTCATACCGCTGCTGCGCCATCTCGGCCTCGTTCTTCACCTGCATGGCGAAGAGGCGGGCCTCAACTGGGTCTTCTTCTTTCCAGGCCGCGAGGGCAGCGCCCATCGCGTCCCAGTGCTGGTTCTCGTACGCGGTGACCGCCGCCGTCCGGGGATCCTCGTCGATGAGCTCCCGGTAGTTCGGCAGGATCTGCGGCTGCTCCGGTTGCCTGTTGGCGATCTCGCTCCGGAGCGACTCGAGGTCTGCCTGCAGCTTCCGGAGCTCACCGAGCTCGGAGCCCTGCCGGCCGACCATCTTCTGCGCCTCGATGGCGCCGCGCAGCGCCTTGTTTAGGTCGCCGTCGTACTTCTCGAGGAACGACTGGACGTCGGGGTCGACGTCGAGTACCCACTCCTCCGGCTCGGGATCCACGTTGGGCTCCACGTCCGGATCGTGCGGGTGCTCCTCAGTGCCCTTCGCGACGAACTTCCCATCCGGCCCGCGGAGTCTCCCGTTCTCGTCCTCGTACGTACCGTCGGGAACGGGGTCGGGGGTCGGATCATCTGCGGCGGGGTCGCTCTCGGCGACATCATCCGAGGGGGCCGGTTCGTCGACCGTGTCCGCGGGTGTCTCCTCCGGGGCTTCCTCCTGCGTCCCTAGCTTCCCCGCAACGATCGCGGCGAAAGCGTCGGGCGTCAGACCGCCATGCTCATCAACGACGTCAGACAGTGTCCTCACCTGCTTCCTTGTTCGCTTCGGCGACGACGGATTCCCAGTCGTTCGCCAGGGTCTTGGGGAGGCGTTGGGTCGCGTATAGCGCACCCTGCCAGAATCCCCTCTTGTAGTCGAGCTCGCGCTGGTCGAGCTCTTTCGGGTTCGTGGCAAGCCCCTTCGCTAGGTTCGCGAAGTACTGCTCGCGGAGCTTCTCTATCCGCTCGCCCAGCCGGGCGAATCCCGGCGTGTTGACGACGCGGTGTACGAGGTCGAGAGTCTCGAGATCGTACTGACTGAGCTCTTTCTTACTGATTGTTCGCACCCCCTCGTGCCGCGAGCGCACGCTGCATCAGCACGGCCGGCGACTGAGATACCTGATTGGCCGGCGCCGTGCTGTCGGTCGCCGCCGGCGCCGTCGTCCCGCCTGGGCCTTCAGACCCTGGAGGGGCTGGAGCTCCACCGCCGCCTCCGCCGCCGGGGCC